GAAATTGCGGAAGATGGTCCAAATAATGGCAATAGAAAATTAGTACCTATTATCAGTCGTCATGGTGGGGGATTAGACGATAATGACTATATTAATTGTCACATGAAGGGTTGGTGCGCTAAAATTACAGAAGGTAAAACCAAATTAGAAATAAGTCATAATTCCAATGCAAAATCAGAAGGCTTTATAACAGATGAAACAGACGAAAACGATGAGCAAATCCCGTTCCTATAGTCAGTCTGAACTGAAATTAGTTTGTGATAATTTATGTGATAATATTGAGACTCTATTTGATTTATTTCAATTAGACTACAAAGAAAATCACAAAATGTTTACAATGTCATGTCCAATACATGGCGGAGATAACCAGTCTGCATTAAATATTTATCATTTGGGAGATCATTACAGAGGAAATTGGGCCTGTAGAACTCATCAATGCGAGAAGATATTTCAACCATCCATTATTGGTTTTATTAGGGGCTTGTTGTCTGTAGAAAAATATGAATGGAAACAAGATGGAGATAAGATATATCCTTTTAATCAAGCAGTAGAATTTGCACTAGAGTTTTTAAATAAAGATGTTAAAGATTTTAAAGTCTCAAAGAAAACCCAAGAAAAAAATAAATTTACCCAAATAGTAGAAAAAATTAAACCATTAACTACATTTGATAGCACCAAGGTAAACAGGCAATACGTTAGATCCGCCCTATCTATCCCTGCTAAATATTATATAGATAGAGGATATACTAACGAAATACTAGAAAAGTATGATGTTGGACTATGTTCTACTGCTGGTAAAGAAATGTACAATAGAGTTGTGGCACCAATTTACGATGATAATCACAGATTTGTAGTCGGATGTACTGGTAGATCCATATTTAATAAATGCAATGTGTGTGGTAGTTTTCATAATCCTCAAACATCTTGTCCATCACAGCAAGATTCTTGGAAATATTCTAAATGGAAACATAGTAATGGCTTTAAATCTCAAAATTATTTGTATAATTTTTGGTTTGCTAAAGAACATATTTTAGAAACAGGAAGCGTGATACTTGTTGAAAGCCCCGGCAATGTATGGAAATTAGAAGAAAATGGAATACATAATAGTGTTGGTCTTTTTGGATGTTCTCTTAGTGACAGACAAAAACTAATACTAGACTCTTCTGGAGCAATGAATATTATTATCTTAACAGATAATGACGATGCTGGTAAAAAAGCTGCCGAACAAATACAAAACAAATGCTCAAAAACATATAATATATTAATACCTAAAATATTAAAAAATGATATTGGCGAAATGACATCCGACGAAATTACAATACAAATTAAAAATTATCTGGAGCAAATCAAATGGTAAATATTATTGCTTTGTCCGGCAGAAAACAATCTGGCAAAACAGTATGCTCAGATTTTTTACAACAACTATTATTATCCAATGGATACAGTGATGTTCCTATATATAATTTTGCAGATCCTCTAAAAGAAGATATTTGTATGAATATGTTTGGATTAACTTACGAACAATGTTATGGCAGTGATGATAGTAAAAACGAACTCATAGATGCATACTGGGACAATAAACAATTAACAGCAAGAGATCTGATGCAACTAATAGGTACCGACCTATTTAGAAAATTAAATAATAATATTTGGGTAAATGCTCTTATCAATAGAATTAAAAAAAATAATCATCAAATGGTCATAGTATCAGATTGTAGATTTCCTAATGAAATAGAAGCTATTAAAAATAATAATGGATTAGTATTTAGATTAAGTAGAAATCCATTTAATTCAGAACATACTAGCGAATCTTGTTTAGATAAAGCTAACTATGACTGGAAAAACTTTAGTGCCATTATAAACAACGATAATATGACAGTTAGAGAACAGTTTGAATATCTCAAAAGACTAGTGTTGCAATTTAATATTTTACCATACTCTGAGGCTTTATGATAATTACATATTTTCGTAGTTCTTCTTACAATGCACATAATATGTGCGAGCAACAATATTTTTTTGAATATGTGCTAGGATGGAGAGGTCCATCAAATAAAAAAGCCGATAAGGGTACGATTGTGCATAAAGTACTTGAAATATTAGCCGTTATTAAACAAGGATTACAAGATAATAAAAAAATAGTCGATGACGATACCATAGGAAAAATAGACACCCATAAATATAATCTAGATCATATTATAGAACAGGTATATCAATATTATACCAAACAGTTTTCTCATCACGAATGGGAGAAAAAAGACTATAAAGATTGTTATAGTTGGGTTTATAAAGCAATTAATTATCATAATGGAATGTTCGATCCTAGAAACCGAACAATAGTATGTCCAGAACAAAGATTCGATATTACTATCGAACAACCATGGTCATACTATAAATACGAAACCAACGAAGGAGTTTTAGAGGGTAATTTAGCAATTAAGGGAACTATCGATCTAATTACCAAAATAGATGATGATACTTATGAGTTGATAGACTGGAAAACTGGCAGAAGATTAGATTGGGCTACCGGAGCAGAAAAAACACAAGAAAAACTAGAAACAGATCCTCAATTAAGTATTTATCATTACGCTCTTAAAAAAATATATCCAAATATTAAAAATATAATAGTTACTATTTACTTTATTAATGATGGTGGTCCATTTTCTGTCTGTTTTAATGAGTCTGATTTAAGCAAGACCGAACAAATGCTAAGAGATAAGTTTGAATATATTAAAAAAACCAAAAAACCCAAACTAAATAAAAGTTGGATTTGTAATAAATTATGTCATTTTGGTAAAACTACATTTGAAAATAGTCATGTATTACCAATACTAGAATATAGAGATAATCAATTAACACCTATTAATAATCATATGACAAAATGCGAACAGGTTAAACACGATATCGAACTCAAAGGCATGAAAGAAGTAGTTGACCAATACACAATGCCCGGTTATACTGTTGGAAAATACAAAGCCCCAGGTAGCGTAGAATGAACAATTATATACCTCTTCATGCCCATAGTCATTTTTCTTTATTAGACGGCCTTAGCAAACCAGAACAAATGGCACAAAGGTGTCATGACATAGGCGCAGAATCCTGCGCACTAACCGACCATGGAAATATAGCGGGTGCTGTGCAGTTTTTTACGGCTATGAAGAATAAAAATATTAAACCTATTTTAGGGTGCGAACTATATATCTGTAATAATGACCCAAGAGATCAGTCTAAAGAAAACGGAAAACTATCGCATTTCATAGTTTTAGCAAAAAATTTGGAAGGATGGAAAAATCTTATTCGTTTAGTTTCTTG